CCCCCTTGTCTAAGGCGCTACAAAATTAGTGCTTTATTTTAAAAAAAAGAAGTTATTAGAGAAAAATTTCCGTAATAATCAAATATTTATATTTGTGTAACAAAAATGCAATTCGTACTTTACAAATCTAGAAATTATTTGTTTCTTTGCAGGTCAAAGTCAACAATATAACAAAAGCATAGATATGAAAATCATCAATCTCAGTGAAGGCAATTCTCTCCTAAACCAATATGTAGCGGAATTGCGCGATGTACATGTTCAAAATGATCGTATGCGTTTCCGCAGAAATATTGAAAGAATAGGAGAAATCATGGCATACGAGATGAGTAAAGCACTAACCTATTCCGTAAAGCAAGTACAGACACCCTTGGGAACTGCCACGGCCAGCACACACGATGACAAAATAGTGATCGCAACGGTATTCCGTGCCGGACTGCCGCTGCACACCGGTTTTCTGAACATGTTCGACCATGCCGACAACGCTTTCGTTTCCGCATTCCGTTTTTACAAAGATGATGAACACCGTATTGTAGATGTACACATTGAATACATCGCCGCTCCTTCATTGAATGACAGAACCTTGCTTCTCGTTGATCCCATGCTTGCCACCGGTGAAAGCATGGAACTTGCCTGGAAAGCGTTCCTTACCAAAGGCAAACCAGCTAAATTGCAGATGGCCTGTGTCATTGCCAGCCAACAAGGGGTAGCGCATATGGCAGAACTTTTTCCCGGCGATGATGTCACATTATGGTGTGCCGCCATAGACCCTGTCTTGGACGAGCACAAATACATTGTTCCGGGGTTAGGGGATGCCGGTGATTTATCATTCGGCGAGAAACTCTAAAGCTCAAACTATAAGGACAGTTTCAGGTGTGTTCTCTTACACACTAAAATTCTAAATTAAATGGTTAGTAACCGGCAATTATTCACTGCCTATTACTAACCATTTAATTTTTAGAACAACTCTGTAGATCCGGTTCCTACAGGGAAGATGAAAAATATTATTTCACTTCCCAAATATCATTTGTCATCAGTAATTCCTGGAAATTATGATATTTTTTCTTTGCGGCCACTTCTTCAATCTGTGCATTAACGGCGTCATCATAAGTAGGCGCTTCCACATCACGGATCACACCTAATGCAACCGGAAAATCCGGTCCTTCCATCAATGCCAGTTTCAACTGCAAAGTATTATCCATACAATGAGCATCGTGCACTAAAATGTCTTTTTCCGTCACACCATTCTCGCCAATCTTTACCACTTTCAGCCCGAAACCTTCCTGCATCAGCCCGTATTCTTTATCTACCCCAAACAACATCGGTTTACCGTGTTCCAAATAAATGGCATTCTTTGAACGACCTTCTTTCGTATATACTGATTCGTGTGTTCCATCATTAAAAATGACGCAGTTCTGAAGAATTTCACATACAGCCGCACCTTTATGATTGGCAGCAGCTTTCAGAATCTCCACTGTACCAGGACCATCCGTAGCTACCGCACGGGCAAAGAAACGCCCACGCGCACCAAAACATAATTCAGCCGGATGAAACGGATCTTCCACAGTGCCGTAAGGAGATGATTTGCTAACAAATCCACGGGGAGAGGTCGGAGAATACTGTCCTTTGGTCAAACCATATATACGGTTGTTCAACAAAATCATATTCAAGTCGATATTACGACGAACGGCGTGTATAAAATGATTTCCACCAATAGCCAGCCCATCACCATCCCCTGAAATCTGCCAGACAGTAATCTTCGGATTAGCCACCTTGCAGCCTGTAGAAATAGCAGCCGCACGACCGTGCACAGTCTGCATGGCATATGTATTCATGTAATAAGGCAGACGGCTGGAACATCCGATACCCGAAATAACGGCAGTATCATGAGGAGCCACTCCCAATTCAGCCATCGCTTTGTGCAGCGAAGCCAAGAAAAAATGGTCACCGCAACCCGGACACCAGCGAGGTTGTCCCTTTTTGAAATCTTTTGCTGTATATTCGTTCATAGTCTTTACTTTCTTTACGGTTATTATTTATTTAAAATCTCAGTGAAAGCATCAACTAACTCGCTGACTACGAACGGCTGGCCTTTTACCTCATTAAACTGATAAGGAACAAATCCGTCCACTTTCATACGGAGATATCCGGCAAACTGACCAAGATTCTGCTCAGCCACGACTACCTTCTTATATTTCTTCAGCACTTCTGCCGTATTGTGAGGCAGCGGGTTCAAATGAACAAAATGTGCCAAAGCAACCTTCTTGCCCGCATGGTTCATTTCCTCCATTGCTGAATATAAATGACCGTAAGTTCCACCGAAACCTACTATCAGCAAATCTGCATCCTCTACGCAGCCTTGCACCTTAACATCAGGCACTGGAATTTTAGCAACCTTCTCGGCACGCAAACGGCACATCAAATTATGGTTTTCAGGCTCGGTAGAAATAGCACCTGTATCACTGTCTTTTTCCAAGCCTCCCAAAATATGCATATAACCTTCCTGTCCCGGCAATGCCCAATAACGGACACCTGTTTCGGCGTTACGCTTGTAAGGAGTATAATTATCCTTCATTTCCGGAGTAACATAGGGTGGGTTAATAGCCGGATAGTTCGCCAGATCAGGCAACTTCCATGCACCGGAACCATTTGCTACAAAACCATCAGTCAGCAACACCACCGGGGTCATGTGTTCCAAGGCAATCTTACAAGCATCATAAGCAGCATCAAAACAATGAGTTGGAGAAGCTGCGGCAATGACCGGCATAGGAGATTCACCGTTACGGCCAAACAAAGCCTGCAATAAATCTGTTTGCTCAGACTTAGTAGGCAAACCAGTAGAAGGACCGCCGCGCTGTACATTAATAACCACCAATGGTAATTCTGTAATAACAGCCAGATTCATAGCCTCTGATTTCAGACAAACACCCGGTCCCGAAGTAGAAGTAGCTGCCAACGCACCTGCAAACGAGGCACCGATAGCCGTAGCGCAACCTGAAATTTCATCTTCACATTGAACCGTAGTCACTCCCAATGATTTATGTTTAGAAAGTTCATGCAAGATATCTGTTGCCGGAGTAATGGGATAAGATCCCAGGAACAAACGCAGACCTGCTTTCTCGGCAGCAGCAATTAAGCCATAAGCCGTAGCCTTGTTTCCGCTGATATCCATGTACTTTCCAGGTACTTTAGACTTAGTTTCCACCTTATAAGTATGATCCACAGACGCATGCGTATTGTGCCCATAATCATATCCGGCGTGTATCACTTTAATATTCGCTTCAGCTATTTGCGGCTTCTTTGCAAATTTCTCGCGCAAGAAATTTTCAGCAACCGCCAGGTCACGATTAAACAACCAGCAGACCAATCCCAAAGCAAACATATTACGACATTTCAACATTGACTTGTTGTCCATGCCTGTATCTGCCAGACAATCTTTCACCATCTGCGAAATAGGAGCAGCAATTACATCCTGCTTAATACCCATTTCTTCAATCGGATTGTCTGTTTTGAAAGCCGCCTTGTCCAGATCTGATTTCTGAAAACAATCTGTATCAATAATGATACAAGCTGTGGACTTCGCAAATTTGTATTGTGTTTTCAATGCAGCGGCATTCATTGCGACCAGCACGTCGCATTTGTCACCAGGGGTAAAAACTTTACCCGCACCGATATGCACCTGGAAACCTGACACACCGGTCAACGAACCTTGCGGGGCACGTATATCCGCCGGGTAATCGGGGAATGTACTGATATCATTTCCCACTGTAGCCGAAATATTAGAAAAGATATTTCCGGCCAGCTGCATACCATCGCCTGAGTCGCCTGAGAAACGGACCACCACTTGGTCCAACTCCTTGACTATCATTTCATCTGCCATAACTTATTATTTAGGGTTACAAAATTTCACTGTTTGCAAAGTTCGGAAAGTTCTGTCAAAGGACAAAATATTCCGCTATCAAACTACGTTTGAATATCAAAATGTACAAAATTAAAGGTTTATTTGTTTCCAAGCTAAGAAAAAGCAGAGATAATTACCTGTTTAAAAGCATAAATTCCTATCATTATGACAGTATCAAAAACGATTCATTTTTACAATTTATTATTTTTATCCATGTTTTATGAACAACATGAAAGTTTATAGCAGAATAACAACATTATTAGATTATAAAAAACAGACAAAAAACAACAAAACAACAAAGAAAGGATTATTTTCTTCCCACTTAAGACATTTTTCAATCTTTCATATTGCCATTTTAACAAAAAGAAGTACCTTTGTACCCATAAAGGGGCCTTGTAGTTCAACGGATAGAATAGAAGTTTCCTAAACGTATGTTCTTCCAAACAATGGCAAAGGTAGTAAAATTTAGATTTATAGTAAATAAGAAAAGGAAGTTATAACGATAACTATTACATAAGGCTCTGTAGTTCAACGGATAGAACAAGAATTTCCTAAATTTTAGATAGGGGTTCGATTCCCCTCGGAGCTACTTTTCAAGTCCATTCCATTACGGGGTGGACTTCTTTTTTTACAGCATTTACAGCAAAAAAGAGGTATATTTGCGGATAAAAGTTCTACTATAGTTCTACAAAGATTATGGCTACATTCAAAGCAGAGGTGTACGCTCACCAAAAAAGGGCTGACGGCACATATAATATAAAGATAAGGGTTATACACCAAAAGAGGAAAAAGTACATCCCGACCACTTACTACGTGACAAAGGATGATTTGACACGCACGACTTTCAAATTGAAAAACCAAAAGTACATAGATGCCACCGATGATATGATAAAGAAATACCGTTCCATTTGTGACCGTATGGGGGAACGGCTTAAATCCATGACCGTTGAGCAGGTGGTAGATGCAATCACTAACGACAATGGGGAACACTTCGATTTGGATATAGTGGCTTATGCCCGTCAATACATATTGCACTTAAAGGAAACCGGGCATACAGGCAATGCGCTTTCTTACCAAGTAGCTATTAACAACCTTGTACGCTTTGTTGGCAGGGATAGCGTGAGCATAAAAGAAATAACGGTTAAGTTTATCAATGATTGGATAAAGTGGATAAAGGAGAATCCGGCACGTTCCAAACCCGAAGCCAATCACGGAGAAAGAGCACAGAGCCTATATATATCCCAGCTAAGAGCCATACACAACCGAGCAAAGAAAGAGTTTAACGATGAGGATGCCGGGCTGATACGCATTCCCTATTCTCCTTTTAAGAGGGTGGAAATTCCCAAAGTTCCAGTTACAAGAAAAAGGGCTATTTCTACGGATTTACTTCGTAAATTTTCGGAGCTGCCTTATTCTTTGATTATGCAACCGGGGACAAACAGGTACAATCTCGCAAAGGATGTCTTTCTTTTGAGTTTCTGCCTAATCGGAATGAATGCGGTAGATTTGTACACTTGTACGGATTTGAAGAAAGGACGAATTACATACCAACGGACAAAAACCAAGAATCGGAGAGCCGACAAAGCGGAAATATCTGTGAGGATAGAGCCGGAACTAAAAGCCCTTATGAAAAAATATAAAGACCATACGGGGCAAAGGGTCTTTAATTTCTACAAGCTGTATTCAAGTGTGGATAGCTTTACGGCTGCAATTAACAAGGGTTTGAAAAAGATTGGTGATGATTTGGGAATAGATGATTTGGAGTTTTACGCAGCCCGCCATACATGGGCAACCATTGCAAGCAATGAAGCCGGAGTAGATAAATACACCGTTCACACAGCCCTTAACCACGTGGACGAAAATATGAGAGTGACAGATATTTATATTGCGAAATCGTGGGACAGCATAGATGCTGCCAACCGTAAGGTATTGGATTATGTCAAGCTATCTTTGGATGATGTAACAGAAAAGAAGTATATACCCAAAAATAAGCGTGTTTTGCCTAAGCAAAATTTGTAAGCTGTTATAGTTCAGCGATTTACAAGCCTATTTTTGCTTAGGCAAAATTTTAATAGGTGTTTATCTATCCTCTAAACCTGTATTATCTCTGATAATCAGATAGTTGTAGATTTTGCCTAAGCAAATTGCCTAAGCAAAATGATTTTGCCTAAGCAAAAATTATAATATTCTGATAATCAAATAAATAGTTGTTTTTAAGCCTAAAAATAGCGTTTTGCCTAAGCAAAATTTACAAATGATTGAAATACAGTGTGTTATAAGCGTTATTTTGCCTAAGCAAAAATATAGCCTTTTTGCGTTTGCCTAAGCAAAATTTGTAAGCTGTTGTAGTTCAGCGATTTACAAGCCTATTTTTGCTTAGGCAAAATTTTACGCAAGTTATAAGGGATAATATATATACTATATATAATATTATATAGTTAATTAAGAATAAATATATGAAATAGGGGTGTGGGGGAAGAACAAAAAAAGGCACTTATGGAAGTGCCGTAATTTTCTTTGGTAGATTCTATTTTGTTTCTACGCTAATTATGTCCGATATATCTTTGTTGAAATGATAAGTGCAATTAGTAATCGCATATCCCCCATAGGAGTTTTTGGCTCTATATCTATGGGAAATCTCCCAAGCTAAAGTATCGTATGGATTTATATCATTACTTTCAAACATAGCCTTGATTTGTTCTAATTTTGAGTTAATGCTATCTGTTGGAAACTCTCCATCCGTTGCTCTTTTAACAGTTTCCACTAATGCTTTAGACATAGGTGTGACTATTCCTATTTTACCCATATCTATACACTCATAACTATCAGGGTCTTTTAAATTGTTCTCCAAATACCTGTTTATTAGTTTCTCAGCTTTGCATTGCGGATTGTCGCCATTGCATCCTGTTATCAAAGCTATCAGGCAAAGCATTAGCAAAGTTCTCATAAGTGTGTATTTAACGGTTGTACTTAGCAAGCTACTGTAATACACACGAAAGCGTGGGATTACTCCGAGGATTAAGAGGTACGACCAAGCACCTAACAGCCCATACAAGAGTAATGCCCACGCAAAGCGCAGGCATTAGCAAATTGTCTGAGGGCTGTTTCTGAAATTTGGTCGTTTTCTTAATCCCTACAACAATAGCCAATGCTATTTAGTGATATTTTAATTCAGCAGCAAATATAGTGTATTATTTGTTATAAAAATAGTCTTGCAGTGTTATATTTATAATGACGTATCAAAAATATATAGGTTTTTGTTTCCAAATAAGCGGGGATTTTGTACCTTTGTAGAAAATAGTAGTTTATATGGGTAATTGGAGCGTACAACAAGAAGCTAAGAAAGAAGTCAAGGAGAAAGATAAAGTGAGGCGTGAAAAACTTGCTGGATTCTTTTTTAACTTGGCGCAACTCACATTTGCGGGTTTGGTTCTTGGTGGAATAACTCCGATATATGCCAATGTGGAAGCTGGTATAAACTGGTATGTTTTGACAGCAGGGAGTGTTTGGACTATAATGCTTGCTAAAGTAGGAAATACAATTTTAAAATAATAGATATGGAAATGTTAGGAGCTATCTTTACCGTTGGAATAGTTGTGACGGGTGCATTTATGATTTGGCTAAGAACAAAATCTGGCAAGAAATGGCTTGCTAATTTGTGATATGGAATATTTGTAAGAAATAGCCCCATGCAGACTAATAATGTTTGCATGGGGCTATTTTTGTTCTTCAAACATTCTTCCAAATCCAGTAAGCAGCCATTTGGCACTTACTCCATAATCCTTAACCATAGGATGTAACCAAGATAATTGAAACCATCCACGCTCCAAGTCTTTTCTTTGCGCAATGAAATTTCTTCTATCTATGTTGTTGAGCCTACAGTATGTATTTACTCCTCTTATTTTCTTCATGGCTATAATGGCATCCAGCGCACTATAGAATCTTTCCATTATTTGCTTGCTTATGACGGTATTCATTGCGATATATGGCTCTTCAAATTCTCTATATCGGATTTTAGCAACTCCAATTCACTTGTAGGCTCATTGGTGATTATAGCCGTGGTGATAGCGTTGGATATTTCCCTTTGCGCATCTAATACCCTATCAGGGTTTACCCGGTTAATTAAAAGGGCTTCTTTGTAGAGGTCTATAACCATTCTGTAATACTTTTCCATATCAATACTTTCTATGCTTTAAACCAAACACTATACGGCATTGGCACATCCGGCAGGATTCTCCATTTGGGCACTTCCCTTTTTAAGTTCCTCTATTTCGTTTTGCAATCTGCCTATCAATCTATTCAACCGTTCTATTTCCTTATCTTTTTCTACTAATATTCCATAAGGTGCAATCAGTTTGTCATTCATCATCTTTACGACTTGTCTTGAAAAAGCGTCAGCACCAGCAAACATGAAATCCTCGGGAGTGACTTCTTTTAATACCGTATTTTGCTTTGGTGATATATCCGAATAATATCTTGAAATATCACCGAATTTAGACTGCAATATATCCAATTTCTCTTTTGAAATTGGTTTTATTCCGTTTTCTATATTTGAAATATAGTTCTGTTTGCACATTAACAGCTCTGCTAACTCCTTTTGAGTAAGTTTTCTATCAATTCTAAATCGCTTTAAATCAAATCGTTGCATATAAATGAAATATTTTAATAGAAAAATATATCCAAAAAATTTTGTTATATTCGGATATATAGCCTATATTTGTTGCGTAATTAAATAAATGACATTACAAATATAACCAAAAAGCGTGTTTGTAGAACATATAAATTGGAGAAAATGAAAAAAGTAACCCAAAAAGACTATCAGTCTTTTATTCAGATTTACAAAGGATTGCCCGAAAGGAGTGCCGTAAAAGCTCCAAAGACTGAGTTTGTGGAGGAAATAGCGGCTTTGTGTATGTGTAGTACCAAGACGGTGCGAATGTGGATTCATGGCGTACAAAAGCCGGATGCCCTCAAGCAAAAGATGATTAGTGACAAACTGGGCGTTCCAGCCAATATTTTATTTCCTGTTACAGAATGAAAGCTATAGAGTTCTACACAACCCCGGAGGGTGAAGTTACTATGCGCCCTATCGGAGAAGCCGAAAGGCAGTTGAAAGAAACTGATACCGACTTTATCCAAGCTTTCTTGGCTATACTGAGGGAGTTTTATCCCGAAGCATACGATGCGCTTATGGATATATACTCTAAAAATTCAAACAACAAGAGGTATCGGGATTTCATAGCGGTTCGTAGATTCATTAAATGCAACTTCGGTCTGTATGACAACATGATTGATGTAGATGAGAATTGGAACTTTAATTTTGAGTTTGTAGGTTGTCCCTTACGTGGAGAATGCAAACATGATAAAGTTATTTGCGCTCCTAAATTCAACTCTAAGTTGTCCGATAGGCAAATAGAAGTTATGCGAATGCTCTATGATGGGAAAAACGATTCAGAAATAGCCGAAAAGCTGTTTATCTCTTTAAATACCGTGAATAACCATAGAAAAAACAGTTTCCGAAAGGTTGGCGTACATTCAATGGCTGAATTTATGCGGTATGCTATGACCAACAATCTTTTTAAATAATAAATGCAACACCGATGAAAGGAGAAACTTTAGCAAACCTTATCCAATGTGGCGTTACGCTACTTCTTGGCATTATTGCCCTTGCTGGGGCATTGTTTTGTAATGCCTCATTCCACTTCATTACCGCTATGGCTTGTTTTTGGCTGGCATGGGTTTTCTATACCGACAATGAGTATGGGATAGTAAGTGTTAGAGAATATTTTAAGAACCGCTACAAAAAGGACTGACCTATGACAATTCAGATGGAACTATACGAGTTAAAGAACCTCTGTATGGAAATGGCTTCTTTGGGTGCTGCCAACTATGTAAAACAGACTACCCCGGCAAAAGACCTCATTTCACAACGTGAAGCATACAGACTGTTTCAAGAGTGCCGGGTAAAACGCTGGCAGAAAGACGGCATGGTTTCCACTATCCGGGGCGGTAGCTCTATAC